CAAAAAAGTTCAGATGATCAAAGATGGCATATTAAAGTAGATTATGATTTTATTAAAGAAGAAGTTAATGAATTATTCGAGAACCTCAGAATAGATAAATTTTATTGGGATATTACAAGAAATACTTGTAAGTATGGGGATTGTTTCATTGAAACTATCTTAGATGTTAATAGACCAAAATTAGGTCTACAAAAGATAAAGGTACTAAATCCAAATTATATTATAAGAGTAGAGGATGAATTTGGTTTTCTTAAAAAATTCTTACAAGAAATACCTCAAAAAGGCACATCCGATCCTATTCCTGGTATGATTGATGATTTTGCCCAATCTAAATTTATTAATCTTGATAAAAATCAAATAGTACATTTCCGTTTATATACATCAGATCCTTCTTTTTATCCTTACGGTAAATCAGTAGCTGCGCCCGCTATGAGAGTGTTTAGGTCTCTCAGATTAGCAGAAGACGCTATGTTAGTTTATAGACTAACAAGAGCGCCTGAGAGGAGAATCTTCTATGTAGATGTTGGAAATCTTCCCACCTCTAAGGCTGAAATCTTTATTGAGAGATTAAAAGAAAAATTTAAGAAAGAAAAATTCTACAATAGTAATACAGGCAATATAGACGCTAGATACAACCCTTTATCTGCCGATGAGGATTTCTTTGTCCCCCATAGAAACAATAAGGGAACAAAAATAGATACATTGCCAGGAGCACAAAATTTAGGTGAAATAGAGGACGTAAGGTATTACAGAGATAAACTTCTGGCTGGGTTAAAGATTCCTAAAGATTATATTGTAGAGAAAGATAAATCCCCCGAGAGGAAGGCTAATCTTTCTCAATTAGACGCTAAGTTTGCAAGAGTTATTATTAGAATACAGCAGACTATAGAAATAGGTCTAGAATTGGTAGCCAAGAGACACTTAGCTCTAAAAGGCTTTGATGGGGCTTATTTTAAGAATTTAAAAATAAAACTTCCCGATCCTAGTGATATTTTCGCTAAAAGAAAATTAGAATTAGAAAGTGAAAAGGCAGGTGTCGCCCAAACTGTAATTCAGACAGGGTTATTTTCTAAGAAATATATCTATAGGCATTACTACGATATGAACGATCAGGAAATTGATGAAGTAGAAAAACAATTGGAAGAAGAACAGAAAAAGGCAGCAGAGCAGGAAGCTCAGGCGCAACAAGCTTTAGGGGGCGGTCCTGAAGGTGCTCCAGGAGCAATGCCTGGAGGTGGGGTTACACCAGAAGGACCGTCTCCTTCTCCTCCAATGTAAGATTTAAGGTAAAAAAGTAAATACTTGATACATTATGCAATATAGAATAGTAAATAATAAAGCAAGGAGCTATTAAAGATGTTAGGATATATTTTTGAGAATCGTAATAATACATTAAAATCAGTAATTAAAATTTCTGATTACCTAGGAAGATCTCTTAGAGAGAATGTTCAATTATTTTCTGTTGACTCAGAAACTAACAGAGCCTCCTTTGTGTCAGAGTCTGGTTTTGTTATTGATGGTAACTATACCATAGATAGAAAATTAATAACATTAGAGAACATAGAAGTGCAGGACAGCGAGATATTTGCTGACAATGAGCATTTTAATGATTTTATATCAGGTAGAATTAAGGGGTTTGTATCTAATCTTCATGAATCTGAGTACGCTAGTGCTGAAGATTCTTTTGATTCTATATTAAATCTATGGGAGACTAGACTTAAATTTACTGATGTTAAGAAGAGACTTGAAGATAAATCTAGATCATTCTCCCCATCTCAAAATATTCTTGAGACAGATGAATTTCAACAGTTTTTAGAAATAGCTCCCCAAGTAATTTCATGGTTAAACGAAAATATAGAAGAAATTTCAAATATACCTGAAATTAAAAATGCCGTTAAGCTCTCTAATTCTGTTGCACAGGCATTCGACCTCCCCAAGATAACCATGCAGAACCTCTCCGAGATGGACTCCATTTCCTTTGATTCAGGAACAAATAAGAGTATTTATGACATTATTTGTAGACAAGAACTTATTACTAAAGAAATTAGTGAGTCTAAGAAGAATTTTGATTTAGTTTGGGCTAATAATAAGAATATTAATAATTTATCGTATTTCTTATATAGTGGAGATAAAAATAAAATTTCTTCTCTCTTATCCGAAGCATTATGCGATGTCCCCTATCTTGCTTTAGCTACTAAAAAGCAGTTAGTGGAGACATTTACTAAGACTTTACAGTTAGATGAAAATTCAATAGATGTTCCCTTTTCAGAGAAGGATATTAAAACATTCGCCTCCGCTATCTTTGAAATGAAGAAACCAGTTAAAAAGCAACTTATTAATACAATTAATGAGAAGTACGGGGTCAATATTCAGAATCTAAAGGAAGTAGCTTCCTTTAGGGGCTTAGTAGAGGCTCAGATTGTTATTTTTGAATCTCTCTCCAGATTATCCCCTAAGCACTCTGTCATACGAGATATCCTTGGGAATGTCAGTACGATGCTAAAAGAAAAATCAGGAGTAGAATCTATTGATGTTAACGATATTTTGCAAGAAGTATTTGTTAGATCTAAATATGATTCTCTCTGTAAGAATTATTCTATAGCTGATAGAATTACTATTAAAGAGATGTTTGACAATGAGTTATCTTCAAAAGAAATTATCTCCCTAATTGAAGCTCAGGCCGAAAAAGTATCTGATAAAATTGAAAAATTAACAGAGAAGAAAGAGGAAACAGAGAAAGTAAACAAGAAGAGCAATTATGGACCAGAAGGCACGGATAGTCCCTCTACCCCAGAAGAAGTTCAGAAAGATTTAAGTGGTGAGAAATCACAGCAGTATGCCGAGGCTACTGACGAGGACCGAGCTGACGAAGATTCGGAGGAGGGCTACCCAGAAAAGGGAATTAAAGGTGGCACTAAGGCTGCCAAAGAAGAGGAAGAAGAAGATAAGCAAGAAAAGGGATCAGACAAAAAAAAGAAAAAAGAAGATAAAGAAGAAGATAAAGAAGAGGATGAGGAAGAAGAGATAGAGGAAAATGAAGAGCCTAAAGAAAAGATGTCTAAAGAAGATTTCTTTGCAAACTTAGATGCCCTTACGGATCTACTTAAGGATGGCGAAGAGGCAGAGCCAGAACAACCCGAAGCTGAGTAGGTATTAAAATATGTCAGATTGCACTGGACCAACCCTATACCCAGTTGTTCTATCTTCTATTGATGGTGAGTGCGTATTCGCTGAATATGATCTTAGTACTGCTGTAAACACAACCACATGGGATAATATACATGATGTTGTTATGTGGTGCTGTCCTTGGTTATACTATTGGGATCCTCCATTTTCTGGCGGGGATATCCCTAAAGGTGTAATAGTACCCAACACTACAGTTCCAGCCACTACCACGGGTTTCGTTATTAGTAATAGGGGCTTGGTTGGAGATTCAAATTTCCCACAAGGACCTGGATATGTAAGCCACTCCAACCAATTCACTCAACTAGCAGGTGGAGCAGAAGGTGTAGGTACTGCTGCTTATTGGGCAGAGGTAAACCCCTCCCATGAAACTTTATTTTATCTTGAGCTAGGAAATGAAGTTGAAACATCAGCCGCTCCCGCTAAGATAACCTTAGCTGTAAGTTCTTTGAGTGGGGGTCCAGACGGAACACAGTTAAATATAGACTCCACCCAGACCGTTTCTTATAGTGGTATAGATGGGACCGTGGCTAATTGGGGTACTTCGGGATCTTCCAAGTGGTCATATAAGTTCCAATCCGCAAATAACAAAAGCCTTGAATCCTTAGTTAATGTAAAATCTTCAGCCACTAGCGCAGCAACTACGGGACAAGTATTTACTTTTAATGGTACTCGATGGCAAGCCTCCGCTGCTCCCACAGGAGGAGGCGAAACTCCTACCTTTGCTCTTTCCGCTGCCACTGATGCTAATATAACGGCAGATGATATTGAGGGTGGAGATCTTCTAGTTTATAATCTAGCTGCTGCTAAATGGGATAATGTGCACAGTCTACAGATAGATAGTGCCACTACAAATGCTACGCTGGCTATGTCGATGTCTCCTTCTCAAACCTCTGCGGTTTTTACCGCCTCAAATTCGGGAGGTGGCGAAGTTTTCTCAATGAAAGGGGATGGGAGCTTTAAGGTATCAGGTACTGTAAGTGCTGCTATAGTATCAGCTACTGAAGGTACGTTTTTAACAGTAACGGGAATTGATCACGGAGGTCTTGGTGGGCTAGGGGATGATGATCACCCCCAATACGTTTTAAGTGCTACTAATAATGCACTAAGTTCAGCTTATACGTCACATGCTGCTTCTACCTCTGTTCATTTTACGGAGGGTAGTATTGATCATGGAAGTATTGCTGGTCTTGGTGATGATGATCACCCCCAATACGTTTTAAGTGCTACTAATAATGCACTAAGTTCAGCCTATACTAATCACGCTGCTTCTGCTTCTGTTCATTTTACGGAGGGTAGTATTGATCATGGAAGTATTGCTGGTCTTGGTGACGATGATCATACCCAATATCATAATGATACAAGAGGTGATGCTAGATACTATCAAAAATCTGAGTTTATAACTGATGGAGGGGGGGAAGAGGGTGCAGCAGGATCTCCTATAAAAATGGATGATTCTGGTTATATTGATGGATCTTTTATACAAGAATCAGATATAGATCACGGCGGTCTTGGTGGATTAGGTGGAGATGATCATACCCAGTATTCCTTGGCCGCAGGTACTAGGGCTTTTACAGGATCAGTTAGCGGAGTGTCGGGAACGGGGGACGGTGCTTTAGCTACTATGGACATGTTTGGTAGGATGTTCGCCCACACTGCTTACAGAAGCGGATCTTTTACCGCTGGTCAAACAATATTCCTTTACT